CTGTAAGTAATCAGGCCAAAACTGTGTCGGGCTGGGGTTCAAGCAGCATCGGCACGAACACGCATGAAAAAATAACAGGCTTTGGTTTTACCGTTCTTTCCAATGCGGTCATAAGGGGAATTAAGGTTCAATATAATACTACGGGTTCTACTGTCGCTATTGACCCCAAAACTACATTAATGAAGGCTGGCTCAGATTATGGTGACACGCAAAACTGGATAAACCTTGAGGGCGGAACGTCATGGTGGTTTTCTAATATCACAACCCCGTTAGGCAGTTCTTCTGATTTGTGGGATGGCGATTGGTTATATTCTGACATCAATAACAATAGCGGTTTCGGTGTAGATGTTGGGGTCAGCACACATGCCATTGGAGCAACATGGAGTTGCACGTCAATTACAATCACAGTCTATTATACAACGAATACTTTTTCGCTGTTAGGTATTGATTCTACGGGATGGACTGCTTACGCGTCGGGCGGAACTGCCACGAAAGTCACGAATGTAATTTCCGGCATGACCTATCTTATGGGCAAGGAAGTGCAGGCGCTGGGTGACGGGGCAATTATCTTTGACGAAACGGTTGCCGCAGATACTATAACTTTTTCGTATTACTGTAATAAAATCCACATAGGACTTCCCTATACCACAACAATAGATCCGATGAATCCTAATATCGGCAGCCAGCAAGGAACATCAAGGGGGAAAAAGCAAAAGATAAGCCGTGCTACTTTATGCTTCTATGAAACATTTGGCTGCAAGGTGGGGTCTAATAATAAAAAACTTTACAATGTTGGCTATGGTTATTCTATTGCTCCGGGAACTCTCGGCGTTTTCGGCTATTCCCTGAGTCCGGGCAATACCTACTTGATCCCGTTTGGAACGGGTACAGCGCCTACTCTTTTTACAGGCGACATAACGGTTGATATAGATGGCGGGTGGGACGATGAGGCAACAATAACAATCGTCCATGATCTGCCCTTACCCTTTACGCTTAAAGCCATAATTCCGCGATTGAGCGTTGCAGACGGCGGATGAGAATTGATCTCAGGGTTGTGCCTTTTGCGGCAGAGCATGCGATAGATATTATAACCCGTAACCGGGGCATGGGCAAGGTGCTCTCTGAAAAGATGGTGAATGAAATGCTGACCGCGTATCTTAGCCCCGGCAGCGCAGCTCTTACGCTTATGTGCTTTCAAGCCCCGGTCATGTGTGCGGGCATAATAAACCTCGGATGGAAACGCGGAGAAGCATGGATACTTATTTCGGCACTTTTTTATAAATACAAGCTGACCGCATTCAGAGAACTTAAAAAAAGATTGCCCTTAATGGCTGAAGAAAAAGGTTTTTGCAGGGTACAGGCGGTGTCGCTAACACATGATGAAAAATGGTTTAAATGTCTCGGTTTTGAGTTGGAGGGTTTTCTTAAATGCTACGGGCCTTCAAATGAATCTGTATATATGTATTCCCGAATTTTTAACAAGGATGCAATAAAATGGAACTAACTGCTACCAATATGGCGGGTTTGTTTTCCGGGATGGGTCTTGCTGGCGGTACTGTCGGCGCGGTTGCCCAATACAAAAAGGGTCAGGCGGAAAGCGCGGCCTATGATTATAACGCAAATGTAGCCCTTGAAAAAATGAGGGAAGAATCCGAAGCCTCCACAGCCAAATTCTCTAACCTTATGGGAAGGCAGAGGTCGCTTTATGCAAAAGCCGGAGTTGATATTACAAAAGGCTCTCCGCTTCTTATCCTTGCCGATACCGCTATGCAGGCAGAGGAAGAACAGGAGAGGATTAAATACGCCGGGGAAACATCCGCTACTTTGCAAAAATATTATGGAGATGTTGCCTCATACGCCGGGACAACGGGGGCTATGGGCACTTTTCTAACAAGTATAGGGCGTGCGGGTTTAGGGTACGCAGCCGCGCAAAAGGGCATAAACAGCCCGTGGATAGGATAGATTATGCCGCTAATACCAACCTCAATAACACCTAAAGAAGTACCGATGCCCGAACTATCACCGGGCATGGCGGGTGCTCCATTTGCCGCCGTGGAAAAAGCGGCAGAGGGTATTGAATCAACCGCGCAGTATGGGGCAAAAGTTTATCGCGCCATTCAAAGCGCAGAAGACCATGTTTCGATGCTGAAGACGGAGAACCTTGTCAATGGCGATATTGAAAAGGTGATTGAGGGTTTTGAACAAAGGACTGATTATAATAATTTTACTGGTGATATTCAGAAGCAGACCGATGAGCTTCTTAAAAAGTACCATGACCAGTTAGGGAATAACGAACGTATATGGAACCATGTCGAGCCGTGGCTTGGCGGGAAAATAAACACGGTCAAGCATGTAATAGAAATGAAACGGCTGAAACTTCTCACGGAAGATGGGAAGTACCAGCTTGACATAGCAGCCGACGAAGCCTCGCAGCAATGGTCTGAGCTTACACAGCAAATAGACCATGCCACGGAAGAAGCGGGCATAACCCTAATATCCGCTGATGCTGACGCTTCAATTTTACAGACGGGTGTTGATCTAAAACCAAAAGGAATAGGCAAGCTGTTAGCCCAGCGTGCGGCCGTGGAAAACGAATACAGGGCAAAGCTCACATTAGCGGCAAACGATCACATCATTACAGCACATGAACTGCACGAACGCACACAGAAATTTCTTAAGAAGCGGGAGGAATCGGAAGTTATTTTAGGTCTGAAAAGCAATGACCCATCATTGATTGTCCGTACATTAAAGAAGATGGACGCGGGAATATATAAGGACATTGATCCAAAGGAACTCGCCAATTTTCAAACATACGGAGAGAACAGGCTTGAAGTTGTTAAAAACAAGATGGACAGGGAGCAGGGCGAACTTGCGGTAAATGCCTCAATAGGAAAACTCGAATCCAGATGGCAGCACGAAGACGGAAGTTTTGATTTTGGTTCTGCCGAAAGAGAATTACAGAGCGAGGACTTTCGCAGGGAGAACGGGCTTCTCGATAAAAACGGCAATCCTAACCGTAAATTAATAAATGAAGCAGAAACCTACATTCATGCGAAGAACGCCGATACAGAGAGGATACAGAGGGAAGGCAAAGAGAAAGAGGCGCGGGGTGTTATTGAAGATATTGTAGGCGGGAAACTCGGAGAAGCAAGTAAAAAATTAAAGCAGAGCAAGTTCCTCAAGGGAACGCCTGAAGGATTACAACTTTTAAACGGCATCAGGACATGGGGCAAGAGGACGGATGAAGACGTTTCAAACCATGAGGACAGAAAGGAATATTTACGCATACAGGAATTAATAGACGGCGGGAACTATGATGAAGCCAAAAAGGAGATTGTCAATACCAATCATCTGAAAAGCGGGACAGCCTTTGCGCTTCTTGGTCGTCTTGATAATAGAGAATTGAAAGACACTAATCATGGATTATCTCAGGCGAATAAATATCTCACAAGCCAGATTGCTCCGAGCAAAGGTGCGCTACTTCCTTCAATACCCGCTGAGACCGAAAAGGCGGCGCAAGCACAACAGGAACTTCAAAAGTGGGTAAAGGAAGAAACAAAGAAAGCCACAGAAGGAAAACGAGTACCAGTTACAACAGAAGAAATATTCAATAAGGCGAAAGAGATCGTACCTCATTACAGGATGAAGATTGACGAAAAGGTGAAGTCAATAAAAGAGAGCATGCAATCAGGGAAGCCGAGCGGATGGGAGAAGATAAAGGGCTTTTTTGTTCCGAAATATACGCCGAGCACAGAAGCAAAACAGGAAAACACGATTACTACGAAGTCCGGCAAGCAAGCGTGGTTATGGCCTGATGGTCAGTATCATTATAGTGCGCCAACGGCTACAGCAAAGACCACAAAGGACATACCAAAAAGCAGAGAAGAAGTTGACCCGCAATATCGTGAAATGTACGACCTTGAACAAGCGGCAAAGAAATGAACGATATAGTTTCACAGAATGATATGCCAAATGTAAGCAGGGGGGATATTGTACCTATGGCGGATTTACCCCATCACGCCGAGCCTTCTCCATTCCCCGTTGATCAGTACGTGGACAACCATGTGAAAGATTTTACTCCTGATAAGCAGGTTGAACAGAGAAACGGATTCACCCAGTTTTTCAGTAATATTGCTGACCCGTGGATGGCTACGGGATATACGGCGGCATCTGCTATTAATCGCGGCATAGCGAACATGGCGGATACTTTTGATGTGCTTACAAAATATATACAGCGTGAGACAGGCATGGAACGCGGCGGACTATTTGAGAAGGCGGCGGAAGAATATAACCGTAATGCTGGTTACTGGAAGGATAGGGCGGACAAAGTAGGCGTGGGGTTTCTTGAAGAATTGGTAGGTGAAGCGGTGGGCGGAGCAGTTCCGGGGATTGTAGATTTTGCCTTAAAAGTGGCATCCGGCTTTACCATACCCGCCGTTACAGGTGCGGAGAAGGCAATCGAGCATGACCAAGACCCGTTTATCGGCGGCCTTATAGAAGCGGCAAAAACAGGGACGCTATACGGCGTGTTCAAGATGATACAGCCGTTTTCAAGATATATTCAGGCTACCATGATGGGGGGGACGTTCGCCCTTGAGAGCGCAATGGAAGCTCCTGAAGGTCAGAAGATAAAAGAAGCCGCAAAGGGGTTAGGAACGGGATTGTTGTTTTCTTCTTTGTCGAGTCCCGGCGGCGTGAAGGTTCGTGATTTATACCCTGAGATTGGGCGAAGCGTGCCTGAGTTTAGGAAAGAGATAGAAGCCGAGGGACAACCCACGGCGGAAACTAAAATTGTTCAACCTGAGCCATCCTCGCAAGCCGAAATTAAAGGCGTAGGCGCGAAAGCCCGCGGCGCAAAGGGCGAAACCGCTCCCGACATAGACCAGCTTACACAATCCCTTGAGAACCTTCCCAAGACTACCACCTTTAATGACAGGATGAAGTTCTCAGAACAGGCATCCGCTATCTACAAGGGTGTCATGGCAGCCCCACGTAATGCCTTTGAGAAGGTCAAGGCTATAGGGGCTTCGGTATGGGATTGGTATAAAAACTCAGAAGTCAAGTTCACCAACTTTGACAAGGTATTCATGGAGCATCTTGGCGGAATAGATATTTCAGGACTCAAAACTCAGAAATGGGCGGAACAGATAATCTCCACGGTATCGAGAAAAAAAAGAGAGGCAATGGCGAATTACGTTGCAGCCGGAGGGGATGCTGCAAAGCTCAGGGAATGGGCGGACAAATCACAAGACCCTGCTATCAAGAAGGGTTATGAGAACGCACTAACTTTAAGCGACGAAGAAAAGACCTTTGCCGAAAACATCAGGCAATATTACAGCGCAAAACTCGATAAGGCTATCGAAGCGGAGATGATAGACCACGGTGTTTCTGATTACGTCAATCAGGTCTTGAAGAAAAAAGACCCGATGACGGGCAGAATTATGGCGGAATCCAACGCCGGATTATTCAGGGCAAACCCCGCATTTCTTAAAAAGAGAATTTTTGAACACTTCTTCGATGGTGAGCAGGAAGGATACACCTACGAGAAGGACATTGGAAAACTCATTACTATTTACGAGAATTCTTTTAACAAGGCTATTCTGACAAGGAAGTTCGTCAAGGATTTACCTTCTCAAGATGCAGCCGATGGGAAGCCCCTTGCGATAGTTTCGGGTTCTGGTGTTGAATTACCCGGAGGGGAGAAGCCGTCAGAATCCTATCTAATTAAGCCCCGTACAATTAAGGACGAGGATTACGGTCTTTACCGTGAAATACCACACTCCGCATTAAGGGGTTATAAATGGGTAGGTAAGGATGCCGAGGGCAAACCCATCTTTTTACAAGGTGATTTACTTATCCATAAAGAGGGATACAAAAAGCTGAAAAACGCCCTAGCTAAATCAGCATTACAAGAAAACGCTGTCACGGCTGCCATACTCAAAGGAAGCGGGGAATTAAAGAATACACTCCTGAGCATTTCCCCGTTTCATCAGGTGACGGAAATTGAACACGCTATCGGTCACAAGGTTAATCCGTGGGGTACTCATGCACTCGATACGGAAGATCCCGTACAGAGAGAGCTTATCAATCACGGACTGAAAGTTTATGGCGGTGATTCGGCTTCGCTGTTCTCTGAGGGATTATTCGGATCAGGATTAATAGAAAAGATACCCCTGCTTGGCCCTGCATCCCACAAATACAAGGAATATCTATTCAAGAAAAAGATTCCTGAAATTAAGATGAACATGGCTATGGATGCTTTTGAAAGAAATCAGGCGCGGTATCCTGAATTAAACAGGGATCAGCTTTTAAAGTTAAGCGCGGATCAGGCTAACCATGCTTTTGGGGAACTGAACTATAAGGCTATGGGTAGAAACCCTACCCTGCAAGATGTTTTCAGGCTTGCGGCGCTTGCCCCGGATTTTCTCGAGGCGCGGGCGGGATTTGCATTACAGGCATTGAAGCCATACGGAAAAGAACAGGCGGCGGCCTTAATCCGACTTGCCGCTTATAACTTTATAGGTGCAAGAATTCTTGGTGCGATTATAGGAGACGAAGCGGATAGACTTGCGAATGACCCCATAGATTATGCTGCTTATACTATGAAGCATCTCTTCGGGTTCGTCTATGACGGAAAGGAATATTCTATCAGGACAGTACCGGGCGATATTTACCATTTAATCACAGACCTCCGTAGCTTTTCATATCATAGATTAAATCCGGCAACGGTGAGACCCGCTATTGAAGGGCTTACTGGCCGCGACGCATGGGGTAGAAAAAAAGACGTAGGCGAACAGATAAGCGATTACGTGACGGGTTTTGCCCCTATACCAATACAGGGATTGTTTAATGCGAGAGATTATACGCTGTATCAGTCCATGCTTCAATCCATAGGTGTGACTTCATGGAATGCCCCTTCTGATGCGGAAATCGCAATCATGGATCTTCATAAAGAACAGGCAGAGCAGAGAAAGGAAATACAGAAGCAGGTTGAAAAAGCAATAGGGCCGGAAGCCACTAAGGAACTGCGGAGAATGCAGAAGATGTTTACAATCAGGGGTCAGCAATGATTCAGGATTATAAAAGTAAATCAGCCCATATTCAGGACAATGGCATCTTCTCGGAATTGCCGCGTACCCTTGCGAAGTGGTTTGGGCGTGTGACGTATAGCAGCCCTTGGATTAACGCCTTTCCTTCTTCTAAAGATACGGAGGTCGGAGAAGGCTCAGATAAGTTTGACCGCGTAGAAGGCATTGCGGAAGTGAGGGAAGAAACCGACTTGTTTATATTCCCTGATACATACTACGGGAAAGAACAAATAGAGCTTGTTAATTCCGGCAAGAGGGTATGGGGCAGCAGAAACGCTGATGAGCTTGAAATCTATCGAAGTGAGGCTAAACCGTACTTTGACGAATTAGGAATCAACCAGGGCGAGTATGAACTTGTCAAGGGTGTAAGCAAGCTCAGAAAATATATTAAAGAACATGACAACGAAAAGCTATGGATTAAGTGTGATAAGACGCGCGGCGATATGGAATCGTTTTTCGTAGAAGGTTATGAGCTTTATAAAGGACAGGTTGACGACCTTGAATATCATTTAGGGCCAAAGGCGGAGATAATGACCTTTGTTGTTGAGAAGCATTTAGAAGGCACTATTGACATAGCCATTGATACGCATGGTGTTGATGGGTTGTGGCCTTCCGTTGCGCTTCTCGGTACTGAGGAAAAGGGGGAATTCTATATTTGTGCGGTAAAAAAATGGTCACAGATTACCCCCAACCTGACCGTCATTTATGACAAGCTCAGCGACACGCTTAAAAAATATCAATGCCGGAATTTTATAAGCCTTGAATCAAGGGCAAAGGGCAAAGATATAAAGCTGGGCGATCCCTGTATGCGCGGAGGTTCGCCGCCGTTTGAATTGCAAATGAACATGATTACAAACTCTCCTGATGTATTTTGGTTCGGGGCAGAGGGTAAAATGATAGACCCTGAGTACGCCGCTAAATATGGGGTTATGCTTTGCGTACATAGCGATTGGGCTTCTAAGCATCCCTTAATGGTTCAGTATCCAAAGAAATACAGGGAGCAAATTAAATTCCGTTATGACAGCGAGTTTGACGGGCATACGTGGATAATGCCTCAAGATGCTGGCCCTCGTATTGCTGGCATCGTGGCTATGGGTGATAGCTTAGACCCGCTTTATGATGAAGTAAAAGAAATATCCGAACAGATGAAGGGCATCCAGATTGAGAGCTTCACCCGTTCAATTCCGATAGCAAAAGAAAAACTTAAAGAGTTGGCATCTTGGGGAATACGTATATGAAAAAGATTATTGCACTTATTTTTATATTTCTAATGATGACGGGTGTGGCATCCGCAACAATCAGCACGACTGTAAATAACGTCAGCTATGTTTGCGCTGGTACTACAGGCCCGTTTGCCTTCACATTCCCCGTAACGCCTGATGGCACGGCCCTTATAGTGACTGAAAAAGACCTTAGCGGAAATACCACGACACTTAATTACTCGACTGACTATACAACTGCATCCGTAAACAACAGTTATTTAAACGGCGGAACTGTGACGCTGACTGTCGCCTGTACCTCCGGCTATACCTTGAAGATTTTAAGAAGCACGCCAGAGACGCAGTTAAGCTCCTTTACCGACGGGATGCCTACCCTCTATAAGACCTTTGAACGTGCGCTTGATAAAGTGACAATGATTGTCCAAGACAATGCGGGGGGGGGATATGCTCCGTTAAATTCTCCCACATTTACTGGCACAGTCACTTTCCCGATCACGGGTTCAACTCAATGCCTTCATGTAAGCGGTGCGGGTGTTGTAAGCGGTACTGGTAGCGATTGCGGAAGTGGGGGCGGAGGTGGCGGTAATGTTTATACCCACGGCACTCCGACGGCCAATCAGTTAGGCATGTGGTATGATTCTACTCATATCGCAGGTGTAACCCTAAGTCAAGACTGTACCATAACATCGGCGGGTGTAATCACTTGCCTAAAAAGCAATAACGTAGCTTTCGGGACAGGAGCTTTTGCAACAATAGCGAATTATGCTACTTTGGCATCTCCTACGTTTACAGGAATTGTAACCGTTCCTTCCTATAGCGCGGCGACTTCGGGTCTTACTATAGGAACAACGCAGGTACAGGCTACTGGAACACAGTTAAATTATCTTGCCTTAGCTACAGGCACAACGGGAACTTCATCAACCAGTTTGGTATATAGCACATCTCCTTTGCTTACTACCCCTACCCTTACGGCGGCTACGCTTAATGGTACAACCACCTTTGGCGCATTGACTGGCACAACACAATGCCTCCATGTCAATTCAAGTGGTGTTTTGTCTGCTACGGGTGCGGATTGCGGGAGTGGAGGCGGTGGGGCAAATGCAAGTGGGTACTATGTGGTTACACAGTCCACAAGTGAACCTGCCAATGCTGTTAATCTCGGAGCATTGACAACGGGGCTTCTGAAAATGGCGGTTTCTGGCGGTATAGCTACATTATCTACCGCATCTTCATCTTCCGACTATGAGGCGTATAATGTCAACCTTGCCTCGATTGCTAATTTGGCGAACTCTAGTGGATTTTTAAAGAATGATGGGTCGGGTAATTTCTCATATAGTTCGTCGTCATCAACTCCAGGTGGGTCTGATACTCAGGCACAATATAATAATGCGGGTGTGTTAGCGGGTATGTCAGCTATGACATATGATAAAAACACAACGATAGTTTATATCTCTGGCACATTGTCTGATTCATCGGGACTTAGTTCTGGTCAATCAACTGGACTGGGTATAGTAAGGACATATACATATGGTGGAACTACTTATGATGGTTATGGTATCATATCTGATGTGACGGCGGCAGTAGCTAATTCCAATGTGGAGATAAGCGGTATTGAAAGTAATGTGTTGGTCACAAGTAATGTGAATACGGCGGGAATATACGGCGGGGAATTTCAAGTCTTTAAAAATAGTAGTGGGGGAGCCGCCCCAAATGCTGGAAACACGATAGTGTTTGATGCTATTTTGGTTAGTCAGGTTGACCCCGGAGGCACGCCGCTTTATGGTGTCGGTATCCGAGCTTACTCTGGTGATATTTCTCCCTATACCCTCAACAATGTTCGCCAATATGCGGGATTTCTTGCCGAGGGAAATAAGGGCTGGAAGTACCCATTCTTGGCTCTTGATACGGACAACTCAACTGCACTTTTCGATGTTGACCAAAATGGTGCGGGATATTTTAAGAGTAATGTTGGTATTGGTGGAACTTTACATGTTGTGAGTACGGTTCAGCTTGATTCTCTTTCCGGAATACTTGTAGGTAATGGTGCATCGGTAGTTACGACTATTACAGACAATCATACAAATTGGGATGCAGCCTATTCCCAAAGACTACAATGGGATGGTGGTTCAACAAATCTTGTTGCTGCTACAGGCAGAACTTCATTGGGTCTTAATATAGGAAGTGATGTGCAAGCGTACAACGCAAACTTAACAGGCATCAATCAGGGGTTGGCGACAAATTCCAATGTTCAGTTTAATTTTGTATATACCGGAGGTGGAATAGGTATAGGGGGTGATCCCGGTGGTTCGGCTGGTCAATTTAGACCAACAAATGTATTTACTGTCTATAGTAACGGTACAGGACAAACTGCACCATATAGTGTAACTGGTAGTACCCCTCCGGGGTTCTATGGATGGGGAAAAGTGTATTACGGGGGTAATACATATTACATACCACTGTACGGAACGATTCAATAAGAAAGGAAACCATATGAAAAAAATCATCATCACGGCATTGGTTCTGTTGTTTGCGACTACGGTATGGGCAGACGAAAAGACTGAATTGCAACTCAGAATAAGCAACTCCAAATTGATTCTACAGAATATCGAAATGCAAATGAGGTTTCTCCCACAGCAATATCAGGAGATACAAAAAGCTCTGCCTGAGTTAGAGGCAAAATTGAAAGCTATAGAAGACAAGGAAAAGGAAACTAAACCCAAGAAATAATCAGGAGGATTCACAATGAAAAAAATACTTTTAGCATTGATGCTCGTAATTCTGTTTGCAGTTCCGGCTTACGGATTAGGGTCATGCACACAGACCGTTAAGACCTCGTACACACCACAGGACAGAGTTGCAGATGCGGTAACGGCCATAGTCACGATAACCTGTATCGCTGATTCGGGGGGTTCGGCTACCTTTCCAACCGCTACGATTGCCCTTGTGCCTTCCACAACGACAAATCCACCCTACAATCTCTATGGCTACTATTTGTATCAGGTAGGAAGAACGCCGGGAAATGTAAGTTCTTCTCAGCTTACATGCTCAGTTGCCTGTCCGACAACGCTTTACACGGTCACAATTACGGACACACAGGGATATGCAATTGATCTCGGATTGCTTACCTCAAACGGCTCAGCATCGGTAGCACAGTTGACGCTGATGGAAAATACCGCAACGGGCTATCCCGTAATCAGGTCAGCCCCTACCGTGGCGATTACCGGGAATGGTGCTACTAACTACTCGGCCACGGTAACTCTCGACCTGATCTTTAAGGCTCGGTAAGGAGGCATGCCATGAAAAAGATATTTCTATTTATAACAGCTTTGCTCCTGATTGCCTCGACTGCGTTTGCGATACCGCCATTACCCCCGAGCATTTCAGGAGGTGGTACTGCCTATATCGCCGCTGGCAAGACCTTCACGGTGAACAATACGCTGACGCTTTCGGGTGCAGATGGTGCAGCACTTGTCTTGACCACCTCCTATACAAACAATGGGGGGCCGGGAACGATTACATGGCCGGGGCCGGGAGCAACGCTTACAATTCCTACTGGCGGCGGCACCTTGGCATCAGCGGCTTTTCTTGCAGCTTCAACCTCACCTACAGCAAGCACGATAGCCGAATGGGATGCCAATTCAAACCTTTCTGCCAATAGTTTAATAGAAGGCTACCTTGCAACGGCAACGAGTTCCGCGACGGTCACATTAACCGTAGCATCCAAAAGACAGCAGATTTTTACAGGTTCGGTAGCACAGACGGTAGTTTTGCCAGTAACAAGCACTTTGGTTCTCGGACAGCAGTTTCTTATTGTTAATAATTCCTCTGCTACTTTAACCTTACAGGCTTCCGATGCAACTACCGTGCAGGCTATGGCGGCTTCAACGTGGGCAATCGTGACCGTTAATTCAACCGCTTCTACCACAAATACAGCGTGGAATCTGAATTATGCTTATTTGACACCTCAGTCCACAACGGCGAATTACATAGTTCTTGCTACCGTAACGACCAACGGAACATTAACAACCACGCAGCTCGGCGGAAATTATTATATCAATAACACAGGGGCAAGCACAGCGATTACCATGACCTTGCAGCAATGCGGTACGGGTAATGCGTATAGTTATGCCGCCGAATTTGGAGTTACGGCTGCTCAATATTTACGGTTGACGGCTTATACTGGTGATGCCTTCCGCTATAATAATACAACAGGGGCAACGACAGGATATATCAGAAGTAATACGCTTGGCACTCGGTGGAAGATAACTTGCAACGGAAACGGATATTGGGATGTTCACGATCTCTTGGGGGTTTTGAATTATGACCAGTAAGAGACCTTTATTTCTCATACTCTTTTGTATCTTTACCCTATGCTATTTCGATTTACAGACAGAAATGGGAACTGGCAAGGCAAGAGCGCACAGCAATCTTGCGCTGATGTATTACAAGGTAGGAAGATATGCAGAGGCAAAAGAACAATGCCTGATTTCCATACAGAAAGACCCGAAAGCTCCTCACGCATACATTAACCTTGGCGCAGTTCTGGTTGTAGAGAAAAATTACGATGAGGCGATAAAGGTTTTTAACAAGGTTTTGGAATTAGACCCCGGCGATAGGGCGGCCTATTTCAACCTTGGCAGAATCTATTACAAGACGGGTAGGCTCGAAGAGGCGGCGCATGAATTTTGGAAGGTGGCTAAATGTGGTCATGCCGATTTGGAATCGGTAGCTTGGAATGACATAGGGGTTATCCGGGCACAACAGGGGCGGCACAGGGACGCACTCGCGGCTTTCGAGAATGCCATTAAAGTTGATAAAACAAATGCAGAAGCAATAAAAAACTATAGAGAGTTTATAAGATTTCACAAGGAGGTCTAACAATGAGCATTAAAAAATTAATCAGTTATCTAAGTATCTTTCTAATCCTGTCGCTTAGCCCGTTCGCACAGGCGGGGGGAGTATTCGGCAATATCAATTATAGCCACATAGCTTATATGATATCCACTGGTTCTTCCTACACCATACCGGAATCTGGTTGGTACAGGATTTCGGCACTTGGTGGTGGGGCGTCAGGAGGAGCGATTTTTGCCTATGGCGGAGCGGCTTCCGGTGGCGGGGGCGGTGGATTCACGGAAACGGAAATATACCTCTGGTCTGGTGATGTAATCCTCTATAGCGTTGGTACAGGTGGAGCGGCAGTAACGTCGTCTATTTCCGGTACAGGAGCAAGTGGCACCACAGGGGGAAATACTACATTGACCTGTTCTGCACGTAGTCTTTCCCTTTACGCTAATGGGGGAGGCGCGGGTTGGTTCAATATAGGTAGTGGCAAAACTGCCCCTGGTGGAACAGGCGGAACGGCATCAGGAGGAACTATAAATTCTACAGGTGGGGTAGGGGGTTCTGCTCAATACGCGGCTACTAGCGGTACTTATTATGCGTCCGGTGGAGGGGCGGCAGGTTCGCCTTTTGGCACAGGTGGACGCGGGGGAAACATAACGCAGACCAATACCGGAGCTACAGGTGGTGGCGCTGTAGGTGGATGGCAAGGCGGGGATTTAAGTTCAAATGCGGTTACTAATTCTGGTGGAGCAGGCACAGGAGGTAATGCAGTAAATAATGCCGCAATAGCCGGAGTAAACGCCCTTGGATTCGCAAGTAAAAACAGCACAGATGGTATTTGGCGGCAAGGCGGGGTTTGGGTAACGTCTGCCACAACTCAGGCTATGGGGTTTGATTCACTTGTTGATCCCTTCAGGGCTTTAACTGGTGGAGGTGCTACTGGGGCTAGTAGTACTGGTGGAGGTAGTGGTGCTGGCGGCGGAGCTGCTGCCAGTGGTTGGGGCGGTGTACTTGGGGGTTCATCGGGCAATACAGGGTCGGGAGTTGGCTGTAATAACTATCTAGGTGGAGGAGGGGGAGCAGATGCATACTCGTCTTCTGCCACTTCCGGAGCAGGGGGGCCTGGAATAATTGGTGTAGAGAGGATAAGCTGATGCTTGAAAAGCTCGGCTTGACTATCATAATCGACATATTCAAGGCGATATGGAAAGCGTGTATGCCAAGCCCACAACAGAAACAGAAGGTGGAAGATGAAAAGAAAATTGATAATCTTATTGATGCTGTCAACAGTAATGACCCTGGCTATAAGTTGCCGAAGTCTGCCGACAAAGACAAGTGGGGTTCCTGAGCTTCAATTAGAGCATGGATGGAGTCCCACAAAGCAGATGGAGCTTAACGGTCAGCAGGTAGATGTTCAATGTATGACGGTTGCCGATAAGACAAAACTACAAGAATATTTATTGATACTTGAGACACAACAAGGAAAGGAGAAATGAAATGAGTTTACAAGCAGTGGAAAAGTATTTTGAGGAAGGGATACAGGCGGTGGAGAAGTTTGTAATCCCCGTGGCGCAGGTAGCCGTGAGTTGTATTCCAGGTATGCCGCCAATCGTGGGGCAGATAGTGGGTGCTTTGCCCGCACTTATGACTTCGGCAGAGCAGATACTTCCGGCAGACGGTAGCGGGCCTCTCAAGCAAGCGGGCGTTATGGGCTTCTTACAGGCTATCTGTGTAGAACTGGACAAGACCCTTACAGGCGGGGCGCACAACACCTTTGCTGAGATTTCACCTATTGCCCTTAGCGTCATTCAGAACGGCATGGCGGTAATCAACAGCAAGAATCTTGTGGCGGATCCTAAGTTGGCTAACACAGCCGGATAAGGAGGCTCATCATGTCTGGATTTCTCAGTAACGATTACATCAATGCAACGCAGGGCAATTACTCTATCCTTATCGGGTGGATCAAGTTTGAGTTGCCTATTGTAATAGGGGTGATTTTAAAGGCTGTTGCGATACTTCACCCCGGGGTCAAAACCGATACGATAAGGGAACTGCTTACCCCTGCATCGAAAACACCTACACCGCCAACGTAAAGAGGATTCTATGAAATGGCAAACGAAACTAACGGGGCGAAATATCCGACGTGGGCATGGTTAGCCGCTACATTTCTCGGTATAATCATGCTCCTTGTGGGGGCGGGTCTGGCAAATATGACCTCGACCATAAACAGCCATGCCAGCCAGTTACAGGGGCTTGAGGAAAAGAAGGTTGACAAAGAAACCTATCGTGCCGATGTAGCCGACATAAAGACCAATATCGGTGAAATGCGAAAAGACGTTCAAGCCCTTGTATGGCACATGAATAAGGGGGCTAAGAAATGAAATACGCTGACATACCTATATTTCAAGCCTTGCAGGATAATCAGCTAATGGGCTTGTGCATCTACTGTGAAGCGGCGGGTGAGCCATACGAAGGCAGGGTAGCCGTGGGAACGGTTATTCTTGAACGTGTGGATAGGCACGATTGGGAAGGAAAGACCATACAGGAAGTTATCTTGAAGCCATGGCAATTTTCATGGACTATGCCGGAAGCGGGTCAGGCATACTATGAAAAGTGCGTAGCATTGGCTGATGATTTCGATGTTGAGATCGCCAAGAATGTGCCTTTGCAGGAGTGCTTTGATATAGCGAAGGGATTGAATAACGGAACGATACCGCGTGACCCTGACCTTCACGCCGTGAAATGTTGTCAATATTTGAATCCCTCAACGGCGTATCCTACAATGCAAAAGTGGTTAGATCATGGGCTGAAGGTAGTCAAGAAGATAGGGCATCACAGTTTTTTTGCGTGATTAGTTACATACGGTAGTTGCCATTTTACCGACAAATGTAACATAACAATTATTTTCGTTATAGCCCCTTGAATGATAGCTTGCTCCACCGCCTCCCGTAACAGTATACCCTCCGCCGCCTCCACCGCCCCCGCCTGTTGCAGTAACATACCATCCACTTGAATAGCTCGTTTTGGAATAAGCCGTCCGTTTCATCGGCATTAACATGGCCTTATCAAACTCATTCTGATCGTACCACAATAGACCCAAACTTATCAGGCACACAAGAATAATCAGAACATATCTGAATGGAAATTTTGGACGTACAGCATCAGGCCGATACATCTTTAACCTCCTTTTCAAATTCCATAAGATAATCGCTTGCTTCTGTGATTTTATAGATTTTCATGCGATACTCGAACAAATGCCAATACACTCTGTTTCTTTTTCATCATCCGTGTCATAATATGATGACAACTCCCCTCGTTCTATCCGCCCACGAAACGCCTCAAGAGTTTCATCTTTGAAGAATGAAATATCTTTACCAAGATATTCTCTCATTTCCCTCTCTACTCGTTCTCGTTCCGCATAGACTTCTGGAAGTTTCTCAAAAAGTAGTTTCCACTGTTTTTTCCCTGCACGAACACACCCCCCAGAACAGTTATTATGTAGAAATCCCAATCTGTAGAGGAGTGGTTCTTGAATGTTTGCTGCTTTTAAGAAGTCGTCAATCTGCTGTTTTGTTGTGTTCTCCTCGATGAGAGGAAAATTCAACTTAGGGTATTTTCCAGTTTTTACGGCAACAGTTTGATAAACTCCGACAATTCTGTTTGCTCTATATGGCTCATCAGCACCGATACCAAATACAAGCGTATCTCCATCTTTGTAGAACTTTTGCAGTCGTTCTGCTTTTAAGATGCGAGAGCAAAAAGGCATACGATTATTTGCCAAGGCATTGTTGTCCTGAAACAATGCCTCTGGACTTCTTCCATCCGAATCGAAAGTGATGGGGTGATTAAAGTGTTTTGAAAGGTCATCAAGGAAACGACATAGGTCTGCATGTTCCCATTTTGTATCATTGAAATACAAAATGACCTCTCCTTTTGGATACTGCTTCAATGCCCAGTCTGCGCACCAAGCCGAAGCCTTTCCGCCACTAATTGCTACTATAACACTCATGTTTTACCTCTTTAACTAATTTCTCGTTTGCATCCATAATCTTCTGCATATCCTCAACGGATATTTCTTTTTCCAAAGGCTCGAAGAAATAAACCTCCTCGTCCTCTGTCTGGAAATACTCTTTCGTTACGTTGATGACTTTCATATTTCACTCCTTAAGTATACACTATTTCTGGTTAAAAAGCAAGTGATTTTAACCGATTTCTTTTGATTTTGTTGGATTTTCATAAGCAGTTATAACCTCCCTCCATTCATATTTTTCTACATCAACTAATGGGTAGCAGTGATTCACCCCATCACTATCCTTTACCCAAATAAGAGGCCCATCGTAGCCACAACCTTCAGCACCCTCATACACGAAGAACCTCTTATCTTTCAAGAATATTTTAACGTCAACTTTCATCCTAATCCCCCCCTCCGCCTCCTCCTTTCCCAACTGGGCAAAGTTACAGTTTCAATCTTTTGTTATTAAGCCAGTATTGCATCCGTTCTATCAATTCTTGAACCTCCTCACGATTTAGGTGATGGTCTTTTCCTATCCACAACGCACTACTGCCTGGATGAAGCCAAGAGTCTTTATAATCTCCTATGGCGGATGATTCTTGAATTAACCTTTCTTCTATAGGCTCATTGGCATAGGTATCATGTGTAACAACAATAAAGCCCCTCTGTGTTTGTTTAGCCTTCATTATTTCTCCTTTCCTTCCTGTAGCTCTGTCAACTCCCTTTTTGTAGCAACGGCGAAGTGTGTTCCGCAATACCACTTTTCCCTAAACAGATATTTACCAAAAGCCCCGCAAGGATAACCCTTCCACGGCCATGATGAACGGATACCAGCACACTTTCTTTTCTTCACCAACTCCCTATCTGTCATGTCGGCTCCTTAAAAATCCTTTGTCTTTAATTTGATAATTATTCGATGCCCCTTCTTGTCAAAAAGGGTTTCTACGGTTCTGCCGACAATGCCCTCTGCCGGATGGTTTTCGCCTGTCTGTTCTGTGGCAAGCAAAGAAGAAAATCCATGTCGGACTAATTCAATTCCGTCCTCAAGGGTCATATTACCGATGAAGGGAACTGTTTTAAGTCCGAGTTTTGCGGCAACGTCACAAGTATTCTCCCAACTCAACCACCATTTATTATCAACAAGAACATCAAAGACAATGAATTGCTTTGTCTTGCTATAAGCCCCACCGCCCTTTTGGATTCCCGCACCATAACCTTCTCCATAAATCACGGCAGGGCAGTCGGGGAATATTTCTTGCAACTTTTCGGGCTTTACCATTTCATAGAGATATTTAATCAAGTCGGCGTGAAGCTGTGCCTTGTCTGTCTTGCCGCCAAAAGTCATTTTTCCGTCCTGCCAAATGATGCGGATATTTGTACCGTCAATCTTCTCCGTAAACTGCCAACTCTTGAAAATCCCATAGACAGGATTGCGAAGTCTATCAGGAAAAACCTTGAACGTCTTTTCGTCCCTTTCAAACAATGTTTCTATTTTATGATATTCCATATTCGCTCCCTCCTCCGTGGGGTTAGGCTACCACTCTATTAATAATCCAGTAACTGGTCGAGGCTTGCCCTTGCTTTCATGCCAGCACTCTCCAAGGAAAGTCGTGAGTAGCTTGCAGTCAGATTCATTCATTGTTGCCCTCCGCTATTTAGGCTGTTTCGCGTTTTCAGTGGTATCGCTTTCTGCTTGTTTAATATATCGCAATGCCGTTTCGTGACGAGTTTCGTTAGGATACTTTTTAACAACTGCGAAAATCAGCTCATTATATTTTTCCCTAAGTCTTTTTAGATGCTGTTCCTTGTTGTGCATTTCAGATACTTCGCTTAACTTATCTTTCATCACTCCTCCGTTAATCAAGTCCTACCTTGTGTCTCCATCCTTCTGTGCCGAAATAGTCCCCGCAATCGGCTTCCTTAAAAGCCTGTAGAACGGCCTGGAAGGACGTATTGACGGCTTCATTCTATAGCTCTTGTTGCAGTTCCAGGAGCTTTTCCGGTGAATACTGCTGCCCCTTCTTGTTGATAAAGTAGTGTTGACCTCGGTACTCAAAATTCAGCTTCTATTGATGGCATCACACTCCCCCTTCCGCCCTTGCTCGTCCATAATGCCTCCTGTGCTAACTATGCTTCTCTAACAGCGACTCTTGCACGTCTTCGTCGGGTGGTTCGGCTATCTTACCCAATGCAATATTGTCGGGTGTGTTCTCTGGTACGGTAAAGATAACCCTCATTCGCTTTAATCCTCGCCGTAGGTCTTCTAAAGATTTGCCCTCTGTTGCTGTCCATGATGTTGTGCCAAACATTTTCTCCGCAAGTATCACGCGGGCTTTTTTAACCTTATCCGTAGAGCCGGGCAGGTTCTTTTCATACTCGCCTTTGATTTCTTCAAGGACAATCTGTTTCTGTTCTTCAATGATTTTCCATTGTGGCTTACCCTCTTTATTGAAACGATCTTCTGAGGTGCGGGTAGTATCCACGCCGAGCTGTTCCCCGCCGATATTGAGAGCCTTAAAGTGTGGCAAGAAATTGTCAAATACGGGGTAGTCAAAAACCTCACCATTAAGCGTGTCTGTCCTGTCTTTAAGAACATACGCCCGGTGAATCCACTTGCTCCCGGCTGTGGGTTTGTGCGTCTGCTTCATTTCTTTGCTTTTGCGATCTGTCTTGCCAAGATGTTCTTTTAATTCTTCCCTGCCCTCGCTGGTGCGTTCCATTTCGATCACAAGAGAAGGTTCAAAAGCAAATTCACTTTCGACCTTCATCCGGGTAGCGGTCTTGATTAAATCCTTTGTACCATCCTCATTAAAGTCATAGTCATACTCGTATCCGGCACGCCCACAAGCGATAATGTGTATCCGTGAATTAATAAAAAGGTCTGTGTAGAGTTTCCATTCGCCCTTGATAATTGCCCAGTCTTGAAACTGCAAGCGACCTCGCCTTTGGAGCTTCTTATCATAGGCATCGCACAGATCACGCCATACGTGGGTGATGCTGTCTATAATCAAGATGGGTATGTTTTCCTTCTCACAGTCTTTAAGGGTTTCAAGCAAATCCGTGAACGACCTTGACTTCACCTGAAAGCTCTCAAACCCCTTACCCCTAAGCATCGGCAAAAGAAAGTCGCTCCCGGTTTCTGTATCGAAATAGGCTACCTTCTTATTCTTCACGGCTTCACCAATTCCGATTGCAAGAAGCGTTGCCGTATAGGTTTTACCACTTCCCGGAAACCCCAATATCCCTGCCTTAAAATATGCCATAGTACTCTCAGCTTTCTTTAATATCATTTTTAATCCTCCTCCGTGGATTCCCGTGTAAATGTTGACCCTCGAATATCCGCTTGACGATTGTCTTCGCCTTTATCGGGAATTTTAATAGATATCGCATAATCAAAAGGTCTATGACGTTGAGCCGTGTTGTTTTCATGGTTTTTTCCTTTCTTTGATAACACCAAATATTTTTAAATCTTCGTAAAGCCGTTCATATTTTTTTATGCTTGTTAGAAAAACCTTTGATGCCTCTTTTTTAACATCTTCCGGTTTTTCGTCACAAGGGATTATCTTTGCCGAACATTCGATAAAAATTACCTTATACTCATGGCCGGAATATGTAACAGACGTGTACTCTGCTTGTTTTGTATAAAAATGAAACTTCTCCGTATCAAGTGCACCAGACTTAATAAGCGATTCAATAAACCGGTGCGTGACAGCCCCATGCTACGAGAACCATAATAATAAGTAGGATAACTCGCTTCATCACTTCCCCCTTTCAAATTTACTCATGTCTGGCAACCTAACCTTTCTTGTAATGCGGTGGCTCTCAATGTCCTTCTGCTTGGCTTTGGTGCTAAACGATTTCCAAAGTGGGCATGATTCCTCTTTACCCTCGAAACAGCATAGACCTTGATCATCTTCCCTATACGTGCATTGTACGTATTCGCATGGGGTCATGGCTTCTTCCTCCACGGTAAATCTCTGATGATTGCGGCGTACTTCTTGCGGGTCTTTTCGGTATTGGCAATGTCCCATTTATAAAATGGGCTATCATCTTGCAGACAATCATCGCCATAGTCATAACACTTTGTCCAATTCACCGGACACATATCGTGGCAATTACGCCCACTTCTATTTACTAACGCACAAGCAAAACAGTTATTATTGTTCTCATAAACCTTATTGTAAGAAACCCAACCCGGCCAAGCTTCTTTATCAGAATCCCCCGTTTTCGCCAACCATCCCCACAGTTCCTTGTGCAACTTCTCCGCTTGTTTAAAGGTTAATTTCTTCATATTTGCCTCCTCACCTTGACTGGCACGTTGCCCTGAAAGTAGAAACTTCCACGTTTAACTACGTCCTTCATTAAGTAGCTCTTGTCACGCTCACGCTGTATCGAGATTACGCCGATTACCCAAAACTCAAACAGCATCAGGAACAGCACCAGCACAAGAAACGCTATCGCACTCTTTAGGTGGTCTTTCATGGCTACTCCTCCTCGTCTTCTGCTTCAATTAATTCGCCGCCACAAAACGGGCAATAGTTCATGCTATTTTCTTTGGGCGTTCCATCAGTCAAAATAAATGACTCGCCGCAAGAGGCATCCCAGTAAGTGTCTGGACAAAGACTTTCACTTCTTTTCCACGTGCATTTTTCTAATGGCATATCTTCCCCCTCCTCCTCATCCGCACACGCCGCATCGTTAGGCGGCCTTCGCCTTGTCAGGTCAAGCTTGCAATTACCCGTCCATGAGTGTTGATATGGACAGCGTAAAGAACCGCACATTGATCCTCCTGTAGGGCGAGTGCCGGTAACTTCTATCGGCGTGTATTAAGGCGTCTGCTGTGGGTGCACTCTCTGACGTGGGTTCCTGCACAGCCTCTTTCCACCGTTTATTTCCTAACACCCGCCCCATGCTAAAGTGAATACTAAAAATAAACAGACTATTAAGGGTAAATACATTTTGCCTCTGGTTCCCAACCTGCCTACAGGACGATTCAGGGTTTTTAGATCGTCAGCCTTATTCGATTCAACGGTGGCTAAGTTCGGTGGCTTTTGCCTCCGCTTGCCTATGAACATGAACGGCGGCTTTCGGCTTTTGAAGGGATTATAAAACAGGTTGAAAACAAATGTCAAGGTTTATTTTTCAGAAATGTAAATATATTTTCCCCTTGACTTCTTTCACAAATGTATGCAACAATGTTGCCATGAGAGAAAAATACCTTAAAAAACTGAAGGCAGATGTTAGGCGAAAAAGCATATATAACATGGCTTATATCCTTGATATTACTTATATTACATTGTGGCGAATTGTCAATGACAAATCACCTGGTAGCGTCAAGGTATGGGACAAAATCTATAGGCATTATGGATTATGACCAACAAAGACCGTCAAGAGAAGTACAGGCAACGCAACGATCCGAGGCTACCGGGAGTAATGGTTGAATGTCGGTGTCCCACCTGTAAGAAGATGCACCTTGTTGAATACGGACTGCCACAGAAAATCACGCCGAGTATCTACTGCAAAGACCACGAACATAACAGGAGCAGGTTTGACCCCCAGTATGACACGGGGCTGAATAAGCGGGATTTTGAGGACTGGACATGAACTTTTATAAGACAGTAACCATTAGGGGTAATCCTATTGCTAAGAAACGGCCTCGCTTTGTGCGTAGGGGTAAGTTTGTAGGCACGTATAATTGTCAGGAAACGGAAGAAGGTAAATTCAAGTGGGAACTCTTGTCTCAGATAGGAGAGATGAAACCTCTTGAAGTTCCGATCCGGCTTACGTGCCGCTTTTTTATGCCCATACCCGCAAGCATTTCAAATAAGAAACGTGCCTTATATGAAGGCTGTGCTGTTGCCCACACAAAGAAGCCCGACCTTGATAACCTGATTAAGTTTGTTAAAGACTGTGGAAACGGCGTTCTCTGGAAGGACGATTCACAGATAATTTCTATAACCGCATCAAAGGCATATCATCCAAGTCCGGCAACAGAGATACGGATAGACTGGTGATATGAAGCGCAAGGAGTTTCTCGATAGGCTGAAGAGGGAGAAGGGGGAAGAATTAAGTTCCCGTGAACGATGGCGACAGAATCAGATCAGGCAAGGGCTGTGTACGGATTGCACACAGCAGGCGGAGTATGGGCGGTTAAGATGCCCCTACCACATGGATTATCAGCGTAGGGCTACGGCAAGCAGAATTAAGGCGTACACGGAGAAACTACGAAAAGAGAGAAGGTGTACCAGATGTGCGACACCGTTGATAGAGGAGGAGCGGATCAGTTGCTCGATGTGCAAACCTTCAATGCGACCAAATAAAATTATGGGGGATTACAATGCAAATAATAAACGTAAACGCACCGCCTGATTGTAATTACTATCTTTGGGGCGATTCACATGAAGGCAATGTTGCACAAGCTGACGGCGAAGTGGACAAACTTATTCTCACAATCCAAAACGACCCCATTGGCAGAACAAGCACTATGGGCGATTTGCTTGAAGCCTTCTGGCTTGACGATCCCCGCTACGACATAGAAACAACCAAAGACCCGCCATTAAAACAAAAAAATCAAATGAAGGACAAGCTCTCCTGCATACAGTCAAAGATAGATACAATGCTGATGGGCAATCATTGCAGAAAGCTATTAAACAAAGTCGGCAACATTATGGAGGACTTGTGTAATGACCTTAAAATCCAATACGGCACATATACGGCCAAAATTGAATTTTCAGACGGGTACAAATTCTATATTACTCACGGTAGTCGCCCCATCAACAGCATCTCTCCTGACCCTATCCGCCGTCAGGCCTATATGGAATTTATCCTTAAAAGACACCTTGAAGATAAAGCGGGCGACTGTGTTGTTATGGCAAAAGGACACGCACATAAGCTTCTCGTATCCTCTCCATTACCACAGCTTTACCTTACTACAAAAAAAGGCAAGATAAGGAAAAACTACACAAAGCCGGGAAGTGGCAAAGACCCCTTCATACCACCCGAAAACAGATACTATTGTTGCACAGGGAGCTTCCTGAGAAGCCAGATGGTGGGAGTTTCAACCTATTCGGAAATGGCGGAGTATGCACCAATTGAAATTGGCTATATCTTAATCGAAATCAGGGACAAGAAAGTGGCAAACGTAAAGAAGGTGGTTGTTTAATTCCCCTAAATGGTTTGACAGACCATCTGAGAGAAATAGAATATTACCGAACGGGTATAATTTACAACAATCCTTGTATTTTTTACAACATTATTACCGATGGGGAATGACAATGGACTGGCTCTTGGTGTTCACGAGGGGTTGACATGTGGCTATCTACAATAACAAAGGGCGCGTACATGCTCTGTCAAACGTGTGGTCAATGGTTCTGGCCTGACGAAATAGGAGAACTTGAATGTATAATCTGTTGGGAAGGCAGAATAGCGAAAGTATAAGACCAGAAGATAGCGATTGTCCACGGCTCGATGTGGACGGATACGATACGGACGACAGAATAAACGAAGACAGGGATGATGCACATGACATTTCGGGGGATGCATAACTAACACTTAGGAGGGGTGATGAAATGTCGGTAAATGTATTTATCGGAAACATAGGGAGCGGTAAGTCCATTTTAGCAAAGAAAATGGCATTTTGGGGTAATGTTGTTTTTAATATGGATGCTTTTCAACAGATGATTGCGGGTGGGGAATACGGGGCTTATGACCCCGCGAAAAAAGAGATTTATCAAGAAGCCGAAAACCTCACCATTCGCAAGGCTCTTGAAGCGGGTCTTTCTGTCGTCATAGACCGTACGAACATGGACAGAAAAAGAAGGAAGCGATTTATTGATATTGGCAAAGAATATGGGGCAAAAATTGCCGCTTATGATTGGGGTTCCGGCACAGAAAAAAACCTGATAAACAGGCTCAAAAATCCACGTGGCATACCCGACGAACAATGGCAAAGCGTGTGGGCAATGATGAAACAATCTTATGAACCGCCAACAACAGAGGAGGGTTTTACAGAAATCATTGAACCGCCCACAAAGTTTAGGTTTCACGCTTTTGATTTTGACGGGACTATTGTTGAAAACAAATTCCCCGAAATCGGAGAAATCCTCTCTGGCAAAGCCGACGAATTAAACCGCCTCTATGAAGACTTGTCAAATATCATTATTGTCTGGACTTGCAGGGGCGAAGACTACACAAATCAAATGCGGCAATTTCTAATTAAAAACAGATTGCCCTTTGATTTCATCAACGAGAATCCGCTTTTCGATACAGGCTCACGCAAGATATTTGCCCACAAATACTATGATGACAGGAACGCCCCATGACCCTTCCATCTAACGACAAGCAGGTGCCGAGCTTCGGGAAAAGGAGGAAATAATGGGAGAATGTGGTTGCGGAGAAATGATACCGCACAAGGTATTTAAGATTGGTAATAGGATTTTGGCAGTTGAAATCTATCGAGGCTGTCAAGATTGTTGCACAGGTATAACCGTTACTCTTAACTTGTTCACTAAGAAAGAGTGGAAAACGTGGGACATAGAACCCGATGCCGAGTTTAAGGTAGACGAACACGGATATGCCCAAATTGCTTTTCCAATTATCGAACAAGAAGACCTCGTTGCAGTTGCAAAAAGCGAAGAATATCAAAACATCTTTGATGGGGAAAATGGATACGAGAACCTTGAAGATTTTTTCCATGATGAAGGACTAAGAATATTACAGGAGGCGGTGGAACACTGTCAATTAAGGCAAAAAGGATACACGCCATAATCCCATCGAATGACCCGACTTGCTGTAGCAACATTGAGCCGAGCTTCGACATATCGCACCTCTCCATACAAGAGAAGGCTATCGTGTGTGACCGTATTTTGCAATATCTCTGGACTGAAAACGATGTGAGAAAATGGTTTCCGAAACGGGGGGAGAATGAAAGTATATTTAGCGGCTCGATATAGTAGGCGTGAGGAACTTTGCGTTTATCGTAAAATACTTCAATCTTTGGGTTATACCGTACAGGCTCGGTGGTTAGATGGTAAACATCAGATCACAAGCGAGGGCGTGCCGATAGGTGATAACGGCGAAGCACTTATTGAAGCTGAACACAGTATCGGAAACAACGAACTTCGCGCCAAATTTGCCCAGGACGATTGGGAAGACGTAACGGGTGCGGATATTGTCATAAACTTTACAGAGCCGCCACGATCAAACCATAGTCGCGGAGGTAGGCACGTTGAATACGGCATAGCCCTTGCCCTGCAAAAGCGTACCTTCGTCGTCGGCTACCGTGAAAACCTTTTTCATTGGCTACCCACTGTTGATTTTTACAAAACCTTCAGCGAGGTGCTTGAGCGTCTTACGAGGATGACGGAGTAATGCAAAATAATCTGTTGACAGGGCGAATGAAAGTGGTAGGATGAGGTATCAGGTGGGAGGCACGCCCGTGATAGAATCTGTAAAATTTGATAAAAAGCCAATATTTAAACGCCTTGTGAGGTTTTGCCTGTCTATCAGGAAACGTGCCACTCACAGGGCGTTTTTTATTGGCGAAGGATAGGCATGAAGTATGCGGACAAACTCAAGGATCTAAAATGGCAAAAACGTAGACTTGAAATTTTTAACCGTGATAATTGGACTTGTAGGCTGTGTAAGGAGCCAGGCAAATCAGCGGATGCTGGAAAACATTTTAGAAGATAATTATGACCCCGAATTATCAAGACATTTAGATTTAGTGCTGTGCCTGTTGGGTGTGTAGCTATGGCAAAGAATAAGCTTCTTGAAGCGGCATTGACGTATGAAGAAATGGGTTTTTCTGTTATTCCCATAATCCCCGGTCAAAAGAAACCGATGGTCAAATGGGAATCATTCCAAAAGCAACGGGCAACAAGACCACAAATTATTTCCTGGTGGTCTGCAACACCAGATGCAAACATTGGAATTGTTACGGGCGAAATATCGGATCTGTTTGTAGTAGATATAGACACAGAGGAAGGACAACAAAACCTTCTACAATACGGATTTGATAATGCCAGCACACCGATCGTTAAAACTCCCCGGGGCGGCCAGCATCTATATTTCAAATATCCAAAGGGCAGAAACATAACCATCGGAGCCGGAAAAATTAAGGGTACAGATTTCCGGGGCAATGGTGGTTATGTCCTCGCCCCCCCATCAAAGAACGGTGAGGGCAAACCGTATCAATGGATCGTAGATTTGAGCCATGAACGGAGCCTCGCCATGCCAGAGGCTTATCTTAAAATAATAAGTACATTATATATAGGCAATGTAGACAAGACAAAAGACGATAGTCTACAAGTGTCTACAGAGTCTACAAATGTCTACAATGAAAATATATGGGAAGTGGGCAAAAGGGACGATAGTTTATTTAGATTAGCCTATACTTTAGCATTAGGTAAATGCACAAAAGAATATGCCTTTCAAGTGCTTATCTCTATAACTGAATCATGGGGAGAGCATGATGAGAAGTGGATCCAAGACAAAATCGAGAGCGCATGGAAGAGGGCAAAATCTAAAGAACGGAACCTAATGCAGGACATCAGGGATGACATTGTGTCTACAAGCGGCGTGTTTTTGTCTACAGAACAGGCAAAACGTCTACAACTGTCTACAAGGGAAGAGCTAAAGAACCAATCTATCTGTTTGAAGCGTGCTGTTACGGAGGGATTAATAGTAAAGTATGGCAGTAAAAGTGGTCAATGGCGAACAGTAGATCAAGACGAAGAACCGATTGACTGGGAGAACGCAGACACAACGCCGTTAGATATAAAATTTCCGCTAAATGTGCATGAATATGTGAAGATTCACAAGGGCAATGTAATTGTAGTAGCTGGGGAATCTAATGCAGGGAAGACGGCTTATTGTATGAACTTTGCATTAAAAAATAAAGACCTAATGCCCGTAAATTATATGAGTTCTGAAATGAAGGAGGGGTCTGAGCTTAAAATTAGAATGGATGAATTTCATGTCGGTGATAGTGCATGGCGGGCAATTAAATTTACCTTTAGAACCGATAATTACCCCGATAAGATTAATCCTGATGGTATAAACATAATTGATTATTTAGACGAGGGGAGCGATGCAGAAGCATACAAGATGCCTATGAGAATCCGCTTAATAGCCGATAAGTTGCAAAGTGGGATTGTTGTCATTGCTATACAGAAGGATCCAAATAAACAGTTTGGTTTTGGTGGGGCCGGAACCATGAATAGGTCAAGAGTATATTTGACTATTCAAAGAAAGGGAATATTAACTATAGAAAAGGCAAAGATATGGAGGGATAAAAATGATAACCCAGATAGGAAGTTTATCCAATTCAAGCTTGCCGCCGGATGCAGGTTTACGCCCGTTGGTCAATGGAAAAAACAAGGCGAAACCCTTGAAGATGAAACAACATTGGAGAGGTAAGTTTGTTTTTAACCTTGAATCTTATGTTCTTTACCGCTATGCTTATACTAAAAGACAGGCATGGTTGCTTATGTGTAAAGAGATTGCCCGCAAACAAGACGTAATTCCGTCATTGGTTATGAATTACTTTGACGGATCCAAAGATAATTATACAATAGAGATAGAAACTGAATGGAGGGAAGGTGAATGAACCAGGTTAAGTTAATTGGACGGTTAGGCGCGGATCCAGATGTTAAGTATTTACCTGATGGCAAGATGGTTGTAAATGTAAACCTTGCAACTTCAAATGATTATAAGAAAAATGAGGAATGGGTTAAGCGTCCGGCTTCCTGGCATCGGCTTGTAGCTTTTGGAGATGTTGCCGCGGAGTTGGCGAAATATGCAAAAGGTAATAAACTTGAAGTAGAGGGCAAGATTACATATCGTCAATGGGACGATAAAGACGGCAACAAGCGAACCTCAACAGAGATACAGGTTTGGAAGATCGGGGGAGAACCGCCGGAAGAAAAACCAAGTGCATCAGAGGTTGTTGACGATGACGTTCCGTTTTGAGGAGATCAAATGAGCGAATACATCGTAGTAGACCAGTACACGGCACTTCGGTAGAAGATATGCAGAAAATAACAGATGCCAGCGAAAAAATCATCAAGGAGTTGAAAAATGGAACAGCCCCGGACAAATTACCCAAATGAACTTTGTTATAACTGTGGCCATGTAAGAATAGCTCACGAAGGGGGCAGGGGATTATGTTTTCGTACCCGCTGTTATTGTGAAAGATTTAAAAAGACTGGAGAGCGCGGAATGGACATATTTATCCCATTAACAATATCGCTTAAAGAATTTTGGAAAAATAGGCATCAAGGGAGACAAAATGAATAGTGCAGACGTAGACAGAAGGTTTGCCAACGCTGAAACCGCAGAATTTATTGATGATGTATTAGAATTTTTTCAAGAGAATGGTTGTGAACGTGCGGAAGAGTTTGAAGAATGGCGAAAAGAAAAGGAGGGGAAGAGGACAAAGTGAAGACAATTACGCACACGATAGAAGAATTATTTTACTATGAAGGTGATGAACTTTTTGCCCAAGATCCTTATGTAAACGGTATGCGACCAGCCTATTACCATGAAAAAGCATTATGGAAAGAGACAGAGGGGCTACGTAATAAAATTGAAACCAGCAAATCGCTAATAGTTTCATATATCGAGAAGTGCAACGGCCTGCGGGCTGATTATAAATCTCTATTGGAAGCCTATAACTCTCAGCTTCCTGGTACCGATGCAAAAGACACCATCAATAGGCTTACGGTACGGTGGGGCAACGCGGAAGCAGAGATTGGTGAGCTTCAAGACAAAATCATAGCAGCATTATCACCTAAGAATACCTATGGATGGGGCAATTAACGATTATATCGCTAAGGGTGGTAGAATCCGCAAGATGCCTACTATTCACAAATCATCAGACCGCGCCAAAGTAAGAAAAAGATATGCACTCGACCCATGTCCGATATGCAAGGATTATCAGACCTGCAAAGACCCCTGCCCCAAAGTAGAGAGGTTTCTTAACCACGACGATGGCCTTGAATCATGGAAAAAGGTAACAACGATTGCCCACCTTAATGGCAAACACGCCAAGGAAATGCCCCAAGGGGTGTCAACTTGCGAAGCCATATTAATAAATTATTTTATAGACCGCATGACACCACGGGAAATAGCAAATAACTATCACAAATCAAGGCAGTACATCCACCGCATCATAAAACACTATTCTAAAATAATCATCGAAAACATCAAAAAATCGGTTTAAAATCTTCCTGTAAGTAAAAAGTACCTTAAGTTCTTTCCGTAGTGGGTTGCGAATGCAATCCCACGAGCATAGAACCGGAAGGACAACAAAACAACCACCAGGACGATCAAACATGGTTCAAAACCTACTGATCCCTGGCAAGCCGCAAGCAACGCGGCTAACAAACAACGGAGCACAAAACATGCTCTTCAAGATAGGTATCTCACTCTTTATAATCATGCTGATTCTCAGCTTAACCTTCTGCCTGATGGAGTACGCGAAACAATGACGGCGCAAGAGAAGAAGCCCGGTCTTAAACGCGGAAGACCCACAGACTACAAACCTGAACTCTGTGATGATATCCTTGAATTCTTCGGCGCTACAGAAGAATGTTACAGGGAAAGTGAAGTCACGGTAGGCGGCAAGAACTGGGAACGAACAGAGACAAAACTTCTACCCACAAAACTACCCACACTTGAGGGTTGGGCCTGTAAACACGGAATACATCCCGGAACCGTATGGGATTGGACACAGCGACATCCAGATTTTGCCAATGCCGTTACGCGAGTGAAGGCCTGGCAGAAACAGTTGTTGATTCAGGGCGGAATCATGGGTGTCTATGATAGTAAGTTTGCTCAGTTTGTGGCGATTAACGTCACAGACATGAGAAACACACTTACGGTAGATAACAACCTTCAGCTTACCCTACGACGCGATCCCAAAGAACTAGAGATGATGGCAGAGATGGCCCGCGAAATCGGCGCTAGAATAGCCTCTGGTCAGTTACCCCAGCCACCCCAAAGTGGAGGGAAAGACCAACAGGGCGAGACAATAGATGCCGAAATGGTAGGTAATAGTGGATAATAAGTATCCAGACGATACACCTTATTTATCATCCACAATAATATCAATAGCTTATGGGCAAGCCAAACTGTGTATAAGAAGTATTATGTAAACTCTAAAAAGCTGGTGGAGTTGAAGGATTGAAACGAGGATCAAAGTGGAGAATGGGCGACGATGGAGCTTCCCTGAAAATCGGTTCCAAAGCATGCTTTTTGGACGACCCCCCACCCCCCTTTTTGAGAGGGTGGCTCGGAATTTCACGGACTCCGTTTTCATGTATAACCCCTATGGCCTTTAGTTTTTAGGAACGCATTATGAATCCAGACCGTGATTACTCACAAGACCCCGGCATAGAGTTGTGTTTCTACGTGTGGCTGTTCATTGTGCTTTTGCTTTGCTGGTTTTACATAGGGGCTTATGGCTTTTGATCCTTCCAGAACTGGCATGAGGGAACTCGCACAGATTGACCCGTGGTGCTGGGCGTATTGGAACAAGTTAAGGCTTTCCGCTGGTGAATTCAGGGTTGAGGGACACGAATATCAGGTTGGTCTGATGCAGAGCCGGGCGAGGAAGCGTGTGTATAAGAAGGCCGCACAGATGACGTTTTCCGAGTCTGAGATTTTGCGGACGTTACATGGAATGATTCACGGGTTTTTGCCGAAGGGTTGCCTGTATTTATTTCCTACGGATGATGATGTAGGCGAGTTTTCAAAGGCGCGGTTTACGCCGCTGATCGAGTACAACCCGGATTCCATAGGGAGGTATGTCACTTCAACGGATGCGACGAACATTAAGCGAATAGGACGGGCATTTCTGTATCTGCATGGTGCGAGGTTGACGCAGAAGATACAGGGCGAGAAGAAGGATTCTTCCAAATTACGTACACGGTCTGTGGACAAGGTTGTCTTTGACGAGAGGGATCTAATGGAGGATGGCGCTATTGCGATGGCACTTGAACGGTTTTCGCATTCAGAGGTTCAGGAGCAGGTTGAAATATCCACTCCCACCACTCCGGGCTGGGGCGTTGATGAATCATATGAGAATTCAGATCAGCGTGTATGGATGCTGAAATGTGAAGCGTGCGGGGCGGATACTTGCCTTGAAATTGAGTTTCCCGACTGTTTAAAAACATTAGCAGACGGCACGGTTTACCGGGCGTGCATTAAATGCGGCAAGGAAATATTTTCAAAAAGCGGGCGATGGATCGCACAGTATCCGGGGCGCGAGGTTGAAGGCTACTGGATATCACAACTCAACAGCAAGTACGTTTCCCCGAAGACAATTTTAGACATGTTCCGCAATCCTCCAAACGGGGATTTGCAGGAATTTTACAACTCAAAGATGGGGATGGCCTATGTTGCGGCAGAGAACAAACTGACCATGAACGATGTCTATTCGTGCTGTAATAAAGAGGCCATGCTTATTAACCACCAGGGGCCTTGTGGGATGGGTGTTGATGTCGGGTCTATGCTTAATGTTTTGGTCGGTTTCAAACCGAAAGAAAAGCAGTTACAGGTTTGTTATATGGCGCGGGTGTCCTCGTTCAATGACGTGCATGATATTGGCAAGAGATTTAACGTGAAGTCATGCGTGATTGATGCCGAGCCGGAACTGAGGAAGGCGCGGGAGTTTGCCGAGTCTCAATCCTATCCATGTTGGGTGTGTGATTACGATGATAATTTAACGGGCATCCAGTGGCACGAAGACAAGCGATTAGTCAAGGTCAATAGGACATGGGTATGTGACGCGACACATAATCTCGTATCAGAACCCGGTCTTTTGATTCTGCCCCGGAAAAGCGAGGAAATGACCGTATTCGCCAAACAGGTGAGCGCGGCAGTAAAGAAGTTGGTGGAAACGCCCGACGGTTCACGACGCTATGTTTATCTGAAGGCGGTTGACCATTATCGGCATACTTTAAATTATTTATGGCTGGCAGCAAAACAGATTGGACTTGCGGAACCCGATTCCCCGGAGAAAAGGATCATGAAGATGATAAGGGACAGGGAAATGGGTAGAGCAAACTACGAACCCCTCAGTCATGGATTGGCGGTGAATTGATGGCAGATTGGGGAATAGGTGAATATGCAGCAGTAACCGCAGCGGCAGCTACCGTAACTGGCACTACTTATACTCTTATGAGCGCCCCCAAAATGCCCACCCTTCCGGCGCAGCCTTCATCGGCGGATACGGAAGCGGCGGCCTACGCTCAGGCCATAGAATCGAGGAAAAGGCAGGGAGCGGCATCGACGATACTCACAAGTCCGTTGGGCGTGGGCGGAACCCCGCAGACGCAACGGGCTACATTAGGGACATAAGATATGGCCGAAAAAGAAAGAACCGACGACCAAAAAGCGCAAGACTGTCAGAAATATCAAAAATATTTAGCCTCTGTTCGGCTGCCGTTCGAGCCGATGATTGACAATATTATTACGTATGTAAATCATTCACGCCGGAAGATAGTCGATAAGGAATCTAAGAAGGGGCAGAAGACGGGCATTGAGGTCTATGACGGTTCTTCAATGCTGGCAAAAAACCTTCTTGTTGACGGCATGGTGGGTTATCTCTGCGGAAGAAATATTGATTGGTTTGGCTATGAACTTCCGGGCAAGTTTAACTTTCCGCGCACTTCGGGCATGCGTCACTGGTCGGGCAAGCGCATGGATGAAATGCCGCAGGTGCGAGTATTCCTACAGGACTGCATGGATGTTTCATACGCCGCTTTCAACAGGTCTAATTTTTACGATGTCATTCCCGAATTCATAGGCGACGGCGCAACGTGCGGGACAGCCAATTTACTTGCAGAAGAAGAAGTAGCGTCTGGCCGCATTACCTTTACCGTTCCCCATTTCAGAGAAAACTTTATTGCAGAAAACCAGTGGGGCAGGGTCGATACCAATTACCGCCTTTATAAACTTACGCTCCGGCAACTCAAGGACAAGTTCGGCATGGAGACGATGAAGAAGGTTGACCCCGGATTTTCTAAAGCATACGACGACAACATGCACGCGGAAAAAGAAATCCTGCATGCAATCTATCCCCGCAGCGATTATGACCACGGCAAGATAAATGGGAAGAACAAACCCATAGCATCCATGTGGGTTTATCTGTCTCCGTTAAAACTCATTGAAGAAACGGGTTATAACTGGCTGCCTACCATAACGTGGAGATGGAGAAAAAACAATGACGAATGGTACGGGAGGTCTCCGGCATGGGACGCTTACATAGACATAATGCTGTCAAACCAGCAGGGCAGGACAAACCTTATAGCAAGTCACAAGATGGCCGAGCCCCCGATGGTAGCCTTTGCAGACATGCGCGGGAATGTGAACGTGGGGCCGCGAGGATGGACGTTCATGGACAAGACCACGAACCCGAATTTAGGCGAGGTCATGCCCCGTCAGTTGATGACCATAGCAAGCCTTCCGTTTTCCGTAGAGGCTCAGGGTAAGACGGAGAAAACCATTAGGGAGCATTTTCACGTCGATTTCTTTTTGATGCTCTATCAGGCGGCTATGAACAAGACAGAGCTTACCGCAACCCAGGTTATTGAGATGATGGGAGAGAAGGCGGCTGTCCTAGGAACTCGCGTCGGCATGCTTCAATCAGAAGCCTTTGATCCTATACACGACAGGGTATTTGAAATTGAAATGAACGCGGGACGCATGCCACAGCCTCCACAAATCCTCATGGACATCGGCGGAGTTATCGGAGTGCAGTATCTTGGCCCGCTTGCACAGGCGCAGACAAGGCTTACAAAATCCCGTTCAATACAGGCAGGCTTGACATTAATCAGCCAGGTAGCAGACCGCAAGCCGGAAGCGCTTGACCTTATTGATTGGGATGGTTCGATAAAAGAAATACTCGATTCAACAGGATTCCCCGCAAAGCTGATCCGTAATGACGACATGGTTAATAAGATACGTCAAATGAGATTACAGGCCCAGGAGAAACAGAGACAGATTGAGAACCTGCCAAAGATTGCAAAGGCAGCGGCGGCAGCAGGGAAGGCCACACAGGAAGGCAGCCCACTTGCGGCACTAATGGGCGGCGGAACAGGCGAGGAAATGAATGCCTGAAGATTTTGATTTAGTACAACAGGAAACAGAAGCGGAGAAATATGAGCGGGAGATCAAAGACAAGTATCGCGCCTTATTTGGTTCTGGCATTGGCGTTGAGGTGCTTGCGGATATTCTTGCCCTTTGTCATTTCGGTTCTACACTTGATCCAGACAATAAGGTTCAGGTTGCGGAATATAATGTCGGCGTGTCGCTTCTCGCAAGGTGCGGGATTCTTGCGCCGGATAACTTTGAAAGCGTGATTCACGCTTGGTTGGGTTTACGCAGAAAACGTAAATGACCAAAAGGAGGATGTGATGGGAGCAATTAATTTTTGGAGGAAAAAGACAGATTTAGTTTGGTCAGGATCAGCGGGCCAGTTAATCAAGGGTGTGTTCAATGCCACGACTGCCGGATATGGTTTAAAGCTAACCACGGCCCGCACATGGATTGAGAGGGGCAATGCAGACGATGGCGGAGCGGTTATAAGCGGCTCAGGTGCGGCTTATCTGTTCGGCTCGCGAAGATTACTTTTAACTGCCGCACAGACAGGCAACAACTCATGGTATGGCGGCTGTGACCGGGTATCTGTCAATTCGGATTGTAGTGCGGTTACGGGTCATGTAGCAGGACATTGGGGGTATCTTGAAATGAAGGCATCCTCAAAAGTGAATGTTGCCGGGGCCGTTAGGGGTCAAATTGATTGTCCAAGTACGGCGGTAGTCGGCACTTTGGCAGGTGCTTTTATGGCTGCATCAAACGACCTGTCAGGAACGCACACCGGGCCGATTTGCGCTATGGCTGTGACTACGCCCGTGGCCGGTTCATGGGATGGACTTGTTGGTATTCAGTCAACGGAATGTGTTGTTACCTCATTTACAGGAAATACAACATTTGCGGCAAACAGCAAGGGGAGTTTCACGCAGGTAGGCCAGATTAAAATATATGTGGGCGGTAGCCTCTATTATATCCCCTACGGGACAGTAGCATAGAAAGGAAGGTTTTTGAATGGTTCTCGACAGCGAAGACCAGCGCGGATTGATTCTTAATGCTCTTATGTCTCAACCGATTCAGGGAGACTATCAGGGCATTGTAGAAATGTTACCAAAGTTCACAGCGGTAGTTGAAGCGGTGAAGACCGCTACAATAGAGGAGAAGAAAGATGGCTAAGGGAAGCGGCGGTAAATCCAAAGACCCCTCGATGTTGGAAGAAGATTATTTCATCCAGAAGAACATCAAGCAGAATAAAAAGTTTTTACCGCCAAAACCAAAGAAGAAACCCGCCATGAACTATAGCGGGAAATTAGGGATAGTTTATAAAACTGTTCCAAACAGCAACGCGCATTAAAAGAAAGGAAGTGTTTTAATGGCAGGCGAGATACTTGCACAGCTACCGGAAGACCTGAGATCGAATGAGGCTTTTACCGGAATGAATACGGCGGGAGACCTTGCAAAAGGCTATCTCGACGTGAAGGGGAAAGTTTCGGAGTTCGAGGGGAAGGTAAAGGACTATGAGGGGAAGGTAATACCTGACCTGAATAAGCGCCTTGAGAATTCAATCCCGAAGTTGTCAGAAAACGCCACGGACGCAGACAAAGCGGCTTATTACAAAGCTATCGGAAGGCCGGACAAGGCAGAAGATTATGAGCTTCTTGGCCCGGACGGGAAACCGATGGACTCGAAAATTTCACAGTGGGCAAGAAACCTGTTTTTTGAAAATGGCATCTCAAAAGAAGTTGGAAAGAAGATCGGGGATGCGTGGAATGCCTACTTGGGAAATGTTGTAAAGGCCGAGGTTGAGCTGCGTGAGAAGGAAAAAGGCGAAGCGGAAACGAAACTCAAGGCGGAATTAGGAGACAAATACGATGCAAGCGTCGAACTCGTCAAGAGGGTTTGGAAAAAATTCTCTAATGATGAATTCGATAAGTTCGTAAATGAAACCAAAATTGGAAACCATCCAAGCCTTATCCGCTTCATGATTAACGTAGCAAAACTTACGGGAGAGGATAAGAGTCCTCCGGGGTCTCCAAGACCGGGAGCGGG